ATGCCGAAGCGAACTGATCCGCTAACTGAACTGCAGGTGCGCCGTGCCAAGGCCGCCGAACAGCCTTACCGCTTAGCTGACGGCAAGGGGCTCTATTTGCAGGTCATGCCGAACGGCTCTCGGTACTGGCGCATGAAGTATCGATTTGACGGAAAGGAAAAGCTTGCGTCATTCGGCGTCTATCCCGAAGTGACACTGGCCGAGGCTCGGCAAGCCTGCCTCAATGCACGAAAGCAACTCGCCGCCGGCACCGATCCGACCGAACAGAAGCGGGAAGTCAAACGCACTCGGGCGATCGCAGCAGCGTCGACGTTTGAGGCTGTCGCGCGCGAGTGGTTTACGACCCAGAAGGATGGCTGGACCGAAGTGTATGCGGGCAAGGTGATCAACTCGCTGGAGGTCGATGTTTTCCCCCGAATCGGCCATCGCCCGATACGAGATATCGAGGCGCCCGACATGCTGGAGATCCTGAGGGCTGTCGAATCCCGCGGCGTGCGCGAGACAGCAAAGCGCATCCTCCAGCGCTCACGGGCGGTGTTCCAGTACGGAATCATGACCGGGAAATGCCCCCGCAATCCGGCCGCGGACATCGATGCCGAGACAGTTCTCAAGAAAGGGGCCGGCGTCCAACACATGGCGCGGGTCAAGCCCGTCGAAATTCCGCAGCTCATGCGAGACATATCCGCATACCAAGGCGATCTCGTCACGCGGCTGGCGCTTCGCTTCATGGCTCTGACGTTCACTCGGACAACCGAGATGATCAACGCCGAATGGGATGAGTTCGACGAACGCGCCGCCGAATGGCGGATTCCGCCCGAGCGGATGAAGATGCGCGATCCGCATATCGTCCCGCTGTCGCGCCAGGCGCTCGACACATTGGCCGCGTTGCGTGAGCTGAACGGCACCCATCGGCATGTCTTTTACAGCGTTCAAGGCCGGAGCCACATCTCTAACAACACGATGCTCTACGCGCTCTACCGCATGGGCTACAAGTCTCGGATGACCGGCCACGGGTTTCGGGGGCTGGCTGCAACCGTGCTTCGCGAACTCGGTTATAGCCGCGATGTCGTCGACCGCCAGCTCGCCCACGCGGAACGCAACCAGGTCACTGCAGCGTACGTGCACGCCGAGTTTTTGCCCGAGCGCCGGAAGATGATGCAGCACTGGGCAGATCACCTCGACGCACTGGAGACAGGTGCCGCGGTCATCCCGATCAACGTCGGGCGATAGGGACTTGGTCGGCGTGGAGCCTGACGAGCAATCTAGAAAACCGTGTTGCCCGTGGCGCTGTTTCGCACCTTCGCGTATAGGAAATGCTGGTGCACCTTCGCCTCCCGCCCCTTCATATGCGCAACAGGCTACACGCGGCTAGTAGCTATATGAACGAGGAATTGCGCAAATGCCGGGACAGTTGCAATCCAACTCATTCAAGTTACTTGCGATGAACGAAGTAACTTGCCTGACATCGGCTGCTGGAGGAACACCGTATCTTCTCGCTAGCGATTCTGCACGGGCATGTATCGCATCAACCCTTCTATTGTGACAACTCACCATCGCCTTCACGTCATCAAGGGTCTGCTGCAAGTGCTTATGGGCTACGGTACCTGGTTGGAGAGGAAGCGCAGCGTTCATGCTCAGACGCTCGCAGAATGGCCACGGCCACGATGACGAATCACGTGCCCCAAGACATCCTCTGCCTCATCTGTGCCAAGTATGGTCGGGAGGTAATCGTTATCCCAATCTTTCCCTGCATTCTTGACTGCGGCGAGAGCGGCTTCCCGAGTCTCAGGCGGCGAAGAACTGAGCGCTAACTCAACAGCCTGGAGAGCTGCCAACTCCCGACTTTTAAGTAATTGGCGAACATTCATGATCTTCTTCCTCCGGAAGATGAACAACTCGAGCACCACAACGACGGCGGCAAATACTGACCCCAAATTCAACATTGTCCGCAATGCAAGAAAAAAACTAAACAGCCAAGGCTTCGAATCGCACAATGCCGCCGGTTGATCTGGCCATGTTGCGCCGTTCATCAACTCCATCCACCGACGAATTCCTTGCATCTCACTGCAACCCGTTAATCCGAAACAAGCTGTAAGGACAACAAGCAACAACCCCATGCCGCCATAGACCACGACACGCCAAATTTTCGGGTTTATACCTTGGCTCTCATCGGCTGCTGCCGAACCAGTCATATATACCCATCCCCCGTTAGTGGTCCCGTTGAGGGAGCGAGGCGATTGTAACGAGCATCCCATCTATAGGATTCGTTATATTGTCTCCGATCAAAAAAACAACCAGTAGTTGCCCGTCTAGATACATTTGCCAGTGTCAAGCGGTACATTGCGCTTGCCTTCTCTGTAGGTCAGTCATACCACCCCCTGATCTCCGTCGAGTACCCATCTCATGAGGGTGCCCGTTGTGGAACGAGTCCAGGCTACGATCCGGAAAGTAAAAGTGTCAGAATCTACAGACAAAGCCACACATCCCAGCGAAGAATAATTGGAGGGTGAATGAACCTTGACCGCACCTACCAGCGAGAGCTACTGGAAGAACTTGCTCACGTCTATCCCAATTACGTTGATAACCGGACGCTCCTGCAGCCTGAAGGGGCCGAGGCGACCCGCCGATACATCGCAAACATCGCCTACCTGGATCAACATGGGCTGGTCGACTGCCCCGCCCATTCATTTGGCCCCGGAGAGACAAAGGCTTGGGGGCTCCCGAGTATCACGGCTCGCGGGATGGACTTCCTCGCCGACGACGGTGGCTTGTCCGAAATCTTGGGTGTCATGACCGTCAAGCTCCGCGAGGACACGCTGAAGGAACTGATCGGCCAACGGATCGCTGAGTCCGACTTGCTCGAACCCGATAAGTCTCAGCTCCTCGATCAGCTCAAGTCACTTCCGGGTGAAGCAATCAAGCACCTCACCCTGAAGCTAGTGGACGCTGGGCTCTCGAACTGGCCGGTGGCATTGCAAGCTATCCAAGCATTCGCGCATCGAGCCGCCTGACAGCGTCACGGGATCGTCAATGTCATCAGCGTCAGAATTTTGGCAGGAACACGAGCGGAAGGTTAAGGCGACATGGCGCTCCGTCGCATGCCTGCTTGGATTCGCAGCCCTCCTGCTGATCGCGCTACCGTGTACCGATCTTCTACGCCCGGCGAGTGACTCGATGGCTCAATGGTTCCAACGAGCCGGTGCGCCAGTCACGATATTTGCCTTCTTGGCGCAGAACAAAGCGAGTCACCTAGGTGATCTGATCACCCCTGGGACATTCAGTACCCCGGAGATTATGGCGCTGAGATCTCGGTATCTTCCAAGACAGGAGTGGGGTCTATGGCTTTCCACCTGCCTCACGATTATTGGAACCATCGTTTGGGCCTACGGCGACATCCTGTTAAATAACGTTGCGCGCTTGGTTTCAACGGCCGCATAAATTCCCCATGCTCCGATGATTCAGATCATCCTCGATTCAAACATCTACGATCTCCTCGAGCAGGATACGGCGAGCCTGAAGTTGTTACGCGGCCTGATTGAGCAGCAAGCGACTGCGGTTCTGATGCCGCGCCAAATAGCGGAAGAACTGCATAAGCGCTCGGCCGGATTTCCAGATCTGTTTCCCGTCGAGATCATCGGCCACGCGGTTGCACGGGCTGACATCATGCGCGCCGGAGACTATTTAGGTTCGGGCAAAATCTATGACGCTCATCGCGGCACATCCAATAGCGAAGCAGATGCGTTCATCGTCGATGTTGCTGCGATGGTTGCCGACTGGTTCGTCTCAGAGGACCGACGCAGTCTACGGCGCTTTCCCAATGGAGTTCGCTGTACTCCCATGCGCTACAACGACTTCTGCGAGAAACTCCGGAATCTCGGAAACACATCGGACACTCACTCCAATCTTCCGTAATTCATCTCTCGATGGCAGTTCGGACAGACAACCCCGCCAGCACAATGACGCCAGTCACTTCATGTCGTCATGGGTGACGGTGCCGGGTGAGACCGCGAATTGCGTGATCGTCTGGGTTTGGGATGATGCGTCTTTCGTCATCCCAAAGTAGAACCCAAGAGCCGTCTTCAGCTCATTGAACATATAGCCGATCACGATACCCAACGTCCCGGCCGCAGTGGGGTCTTTCATCACTTGCAACGCTCGACCGTCGAGCATCACGAAAACGACTGCTAGGCACCCGAGGAGAAGGGCCATCGTCACCGCAGGGCGAATCCAGTCATTGGGTTGCTGAGCCGCGAGCTTACGCGCGCTATCGCGGTCTGCCGCTTCTGCGCTGTAGATGTCCTTCTCATACGTAAGTTGTGCCTGGATTGATTGCGTGTTGATCTGGGCAAGTTGAACCTGTTGCTCGAGCACAGCTTTCTGAAATTGAAGCGCAAGGTTTGGGTCGGCTTGGATTGCCGCGAGTGCAGCATCGGGCGCAGATTGTCCAGTAACGGCTTGGGCGACGCCGACCACTTTTGAGGCGACGTCTTCGGCTTTCGATCCGCCGAGCCAGCCGGCTATCATCGGCGCAAACTGGGCGAGCGCCATCGCGATAGGAATCAGCGGCATTATTCAGCCCCTTTCATGAGATTGTTGGCGACGCGCAGCACCCATCCTTTGCCGAAGGTGAGCCACGTCTTGAGGGAAGTGAAATAGCGGATGCGCAGCGCGTTCCAGCGCATCATGAAGCGCAGCGGGTCAACGGCTTGCACTGCGGCGATCGTACGCGGGCCGATTAGGCCATCGACCGACACGCCGGCAGCAGCCTGCATCCAGATCACCGGGTGGCCGCCGTTGTAGTTCGCATCGAAGATTTGGAACGCCACACGCGCATCGAACTGATCGAGATGCAGCGGATCCCAGTACAGTCGCTTCGCGATCGCCTTCGCGGTGTCGCGCGGCATCTCGCGCATCGCGCCGGTGTATCCAGAAGCACGCGCCACGCGCGCCGTGACACCCCACATCGTTTCGCCACCCGGGTCACGCGGGTTGTTCGAATAGCCCCCCTCGTTCCCGATCAACGCATCGAACGCATCATCGAAGCTGCTCATGCCCTTCTCCAGCGATCTTGGCTGCCACCGGATCATCCTCGCCATACAGGTAGACCGTGCAAGCCCGGTGGTATCCGTCCGCGATCAGCAGCCTATCGGCCGTCCGCACGAGCAGGATCGGCGAAAGTTTCTTGCCATCCTGAATCTTGCGGAGGTTACGCTCGACGTGGCTGTTGTGCTTGCCGAGCACCTCGAGACCCGACGCGCGAATGATGTCCTTCGCAGCCCACTGGCAAACCGGCGCAGCGCGCAGCTCATGCACCAGGTCGGCCGCGCATTCCACCGAGAAGTGCAACGATAGGAACGAGAGCGCTGCGGTGTAGTCGTGCTGTTCGGGCTCGTCGAGCCAATGGATATTTTGATCATCATTCATCGCATGCTTCCTTTCCGCGGGAAAAGCCGATCTCGGATCTGCAGCAGCAGCACGATGATCGTTAGCACTCCGACCCACCATGAAATGTCGTGGCCGTTCAGCCATGTCCAGAGCGCCACCATGCCGCCGGCGGGTGTCGCAATCGGCGACGTGGCGTTCGTGACTGCGCTAGCAGCGTTTGAAATCAATTCGTTTTTCATCGACCATTCCTCCTTTAATGGCCCTTGGCGATGTAGTTGATGGTGATGGTCCCGGTAGTTGCCCCTTCTACCGAAATGCCGAATCCGCTTGCGCTAACGGAAGAATTCACCACGCTCACCACTGCATTTCCAAAAGATCCCGCGGGATTCCCGTTGATTGCTATAACGGAATCGCAACCATTCTTGAAGGGCTGCGGGAATGTAACTGACCCAGAACCACCGGTGAGGGGCACCGCGGCATTCGCCGCCCACTTTTCCTCAATTCCGAAGTTGTCGCGCCGCGACCCCGGACTGCCGGCTGTTCCGAACGCGAAAATATTGTTGGTCTGCCCGCTGGAATCGGATATCGGCGTCGCCACCGAATCCATTACATTCGCGTCGGTGAAGGTGATGTTGTTGTTGCCGGTGAACAGGACGAGGCCATATTCGAGATTCGCGAACGAGTTTGCATCGATAAGCGTCTGCGTGATGAGACCGTTTGGATCATTCTGAAACGCGATTCCATAACGCGTCGTGGCATGCGTTGTGGTAAGCCCCGACATTACGTTGTTGCAAATCCGGTTTGACGACCAAAGACCGTGGTTGATGTCGTTCATCGTGAAGTTGATCGCCGTCCAGCTCGTCTGCGTCAGTCCATTGTCGTAGGCGTAAAGGAGGTTCTCCTGGATGTCGACCCACATCATGTTCTGTACCGCTATATCGATGGCGATACAGTTGATATTGCAGGAACCGACACGCACGAACAGATGCTCAACGCTCGACACCACGTTGACGCCGATGTTGTTCGCGACGAGCAGGCACTGCTGAACGTTAAGCCCTTCGAAACCCTGTCCTGTCCCCTGCCCGTTGCAATTAATCGCGCTGTCGCAGAAATAGATATTCGTCTGCTCGATGTACCAGTCACCCGCTTGGGAATCAGTGTCAACCTTGATCCCGAAGCTGCCCGTCGTGTAGCCAACCGCTGGCGCGTTCGAATTCGCGATTCGAACGCGGCAGACCTTCAGAGAAGTCGCGTTGTATAGGCGAATCCCGCCGTTGAACCCGTTCGCCAGTGTGGCGCCGCACACCTCGACATCCTCGATCGTGACGGCGCGCACAGTTGAACCGTTACTGCCGCTACTGTATGAAATGTTCAGGATTGCCGTACTGGTGTTGAGCGTATCACCCGACTGTAGCGATACCTCACGCAAGTTGAATTGATTCGTCGGATAGGTTAGTAGCGTCCCGCCCGTGTGCGTCCAGTTCGAGTTGTTGAAAAATCGGATCGGCGTATTTGACATGCCGCTCCCGCGAACCGTGATAGCCCCCCCACTTGAGATGCCGGTCGTGATTTTGTAGAACGATGCGGGTTGAGGGATGTCAAGACGCACTCGAGCCGATGCGCACCACGCCAGCGCGTTATTGAACGGCGTGTCATCTGACGTCGATCCATCGCCTTTCGCACCGAACTGATAGGGCGTCACGCCGCCGAATATCTGAAGCTTCCACCGACCACCATCCGTCGCGACGATGATCGTGCCGCCATTGTCCGTGCTCGTCGTATCAGTCGGATCGTACTGATACGCCCCGCCACCCCCATCGTGCGGCGCATAGTAGCCCGTGACAAAAGCGCGCGAGTAGATGAGGTGTAAAAGCGCACGCAGCGCCGCGATCGAATCGACGACGCGATTAAGACGCAGTTCCAGTATCTGGTCGAGCGTCGTTCCGTCGAAGCCGATATAGGATGCGCCGGAGGGGGTGCCGGTGGCCGCTAGCGCGGCGCTTCCGACCGCGCCTGAAACCTGATCCTGCGTCCAGATCAGATTGCCGAAGCCGTCGTTGAGAACGAATTTGTACGCCTGCCCCGGCGTCAGCCAGACAGAGGCCTCGCCGCGGGCGTTGATTGGCACCGGATTCGGATTCGGCGTCGTCCCCGTACTATCCGTGTACGTCGCCTGCGGCGTGGTCGTCCCCGCCGCATAGGTCCAGAGTTGCCCCGCAGCCAACGGGTTGCCATTGTTGTCGCAGAACCGCTGGAAGGCCAACGGCGCAAGCTGTACGGTCATTGCCGATCCCCAAAAAGAAAAAACCGCCTCGAGGACGGCTTCGGTACCCGTGTGGTAGCTGGCCTATCGGTTGCCCGATTGCGCGTTGCGGCGCATCTCGTTGACGACGTTCGTGTATTGCTTCTGCGCACGCCGCCCTTCCGCGAGGTCGGACAGCTTCCGGCCGGCGCGCTCGCCGGCGAGTGAACCGAGCCAGCGCGCGCCAGGGATGCCCATCGCCGCACCTAAGGCGTGACCGGCGTTCACGCCAACGCTCGGCGCATACTTCTCGACGAATCCCGGTTTCGCGAGGCGCGATAGCTGGTTGCCCGCGCCCTCGTACGAATGCACGCCCGGCATGATCTGGCCGCCATAATTGAGCGTGTGGAAGGCCTGCGCTTCCTCGGGCGAGAAGTTACGCATGATCTTCTGTCCGACCGACGAATTCAGCACCTTATTGACGGCGTTCTGGTTCCAGACGCCGGCTTTCGCCGCGCCGGCCTCGTACACCGAACGCGCGAGCGCACCGTTCATCTCATCGCGCGCGGCGGCCGCGCTCTGCATGACCTCGTCGGGAACGGGGGGCATGCCATCCGGCGCGCCACGGATCTGCCCGCGTGACAGCTCGTCGAGCGTGTCGTGGATGTGCTGCCACTGATCGAGCGGCAGCGTATTGAGTTTCTGCGGGATGCTCTCGAGCGACGGGCCTGTTTTGATGCCGTTCGCGTCATATTCCCCGAGCGCCGAGCCGATGCCCTTTGAATCGAGCAACGTCTGCTCGGCCTGGTGAATGCGATCGCCGAGTTTGTAGAGCTCCTGGCCACCGGCCGCCGCGATGTCGCGGTCGATCGCTCCGTTGATCTGGCGCACCACATTGCGGTTCGCCGGGCTCCATTCGCTGTTGATCGATTTGCGCACCGCATCCCACGCTGCCACGCTGTTCGGCGCGTACATGTCGCCCGAAACGGGATCGCGAAAGCCGGTCGTGCGCGCTAGATTGATCAGGTCGGCTGCGCCGCCCACGGTGCCTTCGTTGCCGCTCAGGCGCACGCCAGCCTGAAACTGCGGATCACCTAGCAGCGCATCGACGTGCGAGGTTTCGATTGCGTTGTCGCCCGCCGTCGCGCGTGCCTCGTCATAGATGTGGCGCTTCGCATTGCGCAGGTAAGACGTCAGGCTATCGTCGGGACCGTAGAGCGCGTCGTTGATGACGCGGCCGCGCTCCTCGTTGCTCAGGATATTCGGGCTCGCACCGGTCGCATCGACGCGCTGCTGCGCGTAGTCAGCGAGCGCCTGCTGTTCGTTCGCGATCTGCGCCTTCATCGCCTGCGACGCCGGTGTCTGGATCGGTGACTTCGCGGCGGCGTACTCGTCGCGTAGCGTGTTCTCGTTGCCCGTGATCACGCCGGTGCGCACGCTTCCAGCGTTGTCGCCCATGATCTGATTGACGATGCCCGCACGCACCGACTGCTCCTGCGGCGTCACGTCCTGCGAAATCTTCGAGAGCTTGACCTGCGGGAACGCGCCGCGCGATACGTCCTCGCCCGTCAGAACGGGGTACGGATTAAGGTTGGTCGACGCCGCGCCGCCGCCCACTACGGGGCGCGGCTGCATCTCAGGGCCGGTCGGATGAGGCGCAGCTGCCAGGCGTGCGTTCACGTCCTCGGCAGCAGTCGCCAGCGCGGCATCGCGCGCGACCGGCGCCACGGCCTTGACCGCACCCGGCGCGAGCATCGAGAGCGAGCCGGCCATGTTCGTTACGTCCTGCTGCGGCAATCCGGTTGCGTTAGCGACGGCAGTCGCGCCCTTGTTAAGCGCGCCGCCCGCGAGCTGCGCAAGCTGCTGTGAACCTTCGTTCTGATAGCCCGCCGTGTTCGTAACACCGAACAAGTTGCCGACCGGATGGATCGAACCGCCGAAGTCGCCGGCCGCACCTTGCTCGGCCTGCTGCGGCGTCTGTTGGAGCGCGCGGCGTACGGCGTAATCGCCGGCCTGCATCGCCGCGCCCGGCGCGCTCAGTACCGTATCGGCAAGGCCAGCGAGCCCATGCCCGAACGTGCTGAGCGCGCTGGCTTCCTGCTGAGGCTGCGCTTGCGGCGGCAGCGCTGGCGCTTTCGCAGCTTGCTGCGGCGTGTCGATGGCCGATTGCAGCGTGCTCACCAGGTCCGACGTCGGGCCGCTATAGCCGGATGGCTGTTGGCCGACGCTCGACTGACCGGGCGTCGTGGCCGCCGGCACGCTGCTCTGGAACCCCGGCACGCCGTTCATCACATGGTCGATGTACTGCGTCGGATCTGCGTGCACGAAGCCGCCATAGGCCTTGAGCGCACCCTGGTACGTGCCGCCGTTCTGCTGCTTCAACTTCTGGATGTACCAGTCGGCAGCCGCGCGCGATTGCTGCGGGTCGAACGGATCGAACTTGATGCCTTGATTGCGCAGCGTCGCGAGCGTGGACGGCAGGAACTGATACGGACCCATCGCACCCGTCGTCGGGTTCACGAGATTCTTGCCCCCGCTGCTCTCCTGGTTCTGGAGGTTGTCCAGCATCTGCGCGGGCGTGCCGTAATTCTTCGCCGGGTCGAATGCCGACACCCCGCCCCGAGGCGACTGTACCGGCGGGGCACCCGTCGCCTGCTCGAGCGTCGCGAGCAGATCGTCCATTATTCGAGGCTCCCGCCGTTGCTCAGCTGCGTGAGGTTTGCGGCCTTCTTCATCAGCGACTTGAACTGCGCCGAATTCTTGCCGCCCAGGCCGCTGACGATCGAATTTACGGTCGCGGTGTCACCGCCCTTCGCAGCGTTGTACATCTCGAAGATACGCGGATCAAAGTTCGCGCCCCATGCCTGGTCAAACTGACGCTTCGCGAAAACCCCCGCCGACGGATTCGCCGCGATCGCGCGCTCGAGACCCGGCTGGTACGCCTGCGTACCGGACGTGATGGCGTCGTTCAGGCGCGTAACCTGCTTGATCGCCTCGGGCGTGTACGATAGCGAGCCATTCGCCTTGATCTGCGCCTCAAGGCCGGCGTTCGTCTGCGGCCCCATCGACTGCGCGGCCTGCAGCGCGGAGCGCTCAAGCCCCTTGCCGACCAGATCGTACGCCGTCGCGGAATCCTTGGCGTCGCCCGCGTTGAACCCGAATGCACTTGCGATGTTGCGGAACGCCTGCCCGGCGGCCCCGGTCGCGCCGACGTTATCGATATTGTCGAGCACAATCTGGTTGTTCGTATGCTGCAGCCCTGCATTCGCGAACTGCACGCGCGCGGCGTCGCGCTCGTTCTGCAGGACAGGCAGCGCCTGAGCATCGCCCGGTTGCGGCACATAAACGCCCTGCGTCGGCGCATTCGTGATGCTGGTGACGTTGCCGTTCGCATCGCGGCTGATCACGGTGGGGCCGCCCGTAAGCTGGTTCGTACCGACCTGCTGGCGTTCGCCCGGGCCGAGCTGGTTATTGACGCCAACGCCAGTCACGGTGCCCGGCGCAGCGCCGAAGTCGCTCGTATTCGCGACTGGCATCGTCGTGGCGCCGTTGTTGATGAACGAGGTAGCGCTTTGCCGCGCAGCGGCCTGGGTCGCTGCGGGCGTGCCGATTCTGGAGATCGAGCCAAGAAGCATCTGCATCCCCGCGGGGTTGTTCTGCACGTTGTGCAGGCCCTGCATCGCCATATTCCACGTCGCCTGACCGCCATCCGATGCGAGCTGGCCGCGCAGCGTATTGAAAGCATTCCCAATTTGCTCGGGCGTGCCTACAACGCCGTTCGGCCCCATGAACGCGCTGGCCGTCGACGCGATGCGCGCGCGGTCTTGGTCGCTGGTATTCGCTACGTTCGTGCGCCATTGGTTGACCGTGTTCATGTGGCTCACGAGCGCATCACCGAACTGCGCACCGGTCAGCGGCATGTTATTCATCTGCCACTGCTGCGCCTTCTGCGTGTCCAGCAACCCCGTATTCGGGTCGTGGATCAGGTGATCGGGATCGTTCTTCAGGAGATCCGCGTACGCCTTCCACTCGACGTTTTGCTGGGTCGTCTGGTCGGCCTGGTTGTTTAGGTTCGTCGTCTCGGCCTGCATCAGCTGATTCTGCTGCCGAATGTTCTGCAGCTGCGCAAGGCCGGACAGTGCCTGCGTGGCCTGCCCCATCGACTGGAACGGATTGAACTGCTGCGCCTGCAGCGGGATTGAGGTATCGAGCGTAGCCATTACGTAAGCCCCCATGCAGAAGCGCCGGTGGCCGTCGCGGGCGTCCACATGCCGCCTGATGCCGCCGACGGATTGGCGAGCGAGTTCAGCATGTAGTAGCCCATGCCGTTATTCACTGCGCCCGTGATCGCGTTGTTCATCCCCATCGTGCCGGCCGCCTGCGCATTGCCAGCAGCCATCGTCGTATTCGCCACGTTCGCACCGGTTTGCGTGGCCGCCTGCCCCACGTTCGCCGCCGCGTTTTCTCCGAGGTTCGCGAGATTCGACAGCCGGTTGTAGATGTTCTGATTCTGCGTCTGGTACTGGTTGAACTGGTTGCCGTACTGCGTCTGGTAGTCGTTGAACGCGTTCTGGAACGCGGTCCCCGCCATGTTCTGGTTGTAATTGACCAGGCTCTTCAGCGCGGCGCCGGATAGTACACCGTCCTGCGCCGCCTGGCTGTTCTGCAACGCCTGCTGGCCCTGCTGCAACTGGAAGTTGTACGCAGGCGACATGTACTGCTGCCAGTTTGTATTGTTGATCGACGGCTGGATCGCCATCGGCGTGTTCAACGACGGCAATTGCCCGGTCAAGGTGGACAGCGCATTGCTGCCGGCGCTCATGTACGGCTGCAGGTTCTGTTGCGTCGTGTTGAACATGCCCAATTGGGCATTCGTCGCGTTGTTCGCAGCGTCGGCCTGCGTGTTCGCGGCGGACTGCGACGACACGGCTCCGATACCGGCCGACGCTACGGCACCTCCGGCAATTGCTGCTGCAACGCACATGGCTATTCCTTCGGAAGATCTTTGAGCTTGAGTTCCATCACCACGTCATCGGCGATGTAGCCGCGTCGCTGGAGAATCTCGTATAGCTTCCCATCCCTTGTAACCGGCCATCCAACGATACTGACGCCTCGATCGTGGAGCTCGTCTTCGATATGCGACATAAAACGCCACATGGAAAGCCGATGATCTGGCTGCACATAGAACGTATCGACGTTCCCACACAATTCGGTTCTCAGGTGCAGGCTCTTGTAGAGGATGAGCAATGCGTACCCGCGCAAGACGCCGGCGGCGTCGCGCAAAGTCATTGTTACTAGCGACTGATGGTCCTGAAGGTAGAGAAACTGATCAATGTCGGGATCAATCGCGAGTCCGCGCTGCCCGTGGTAAGCACAGGTGTCTCTTTTAATCTCCGAACACTCATCCCAACTTTGCTGACCAAGCGGGATAATCTCTTCTGCGAGTTCGCGCGTGAAAGTTTCGATGGCGATATTCAAGGATCTCTCCGCTTTACGAGAAGAGGCCGCCGGCCATCGCATGGACCGTGATCGCATTGGCGACACCAGCGAGGCCCTGCAAAATATCGCCGGCCGCCATGATTGGCAGATCGATGTCGATCCAGCCGTTGGCCGGGACCGTATAGTTGGTCGGTACCAGTTGGTTCCCCGCTCCGGCCGTACCGCCGGCGGGCACCGCATTCAACTGCGCCGACACCGCAGAGCCCGTCGTATTCGTCAACCGCACACGGCCGCCGCGCAGCAACACACCAACGGGCTGCGATGGCGCCGTGTAGATTGTCGCCAGGGCGGTACCAAGTTGAACCGGTTGAAAAAATTTCTGATACGTGATTGCCATGATTTACCCGAAATTGAGAAATCGGATCATTGCGCAGCCCTGAGCGTTACGCTATCCATCGACATCCAGGTATTGCTTCCGACGAATGCGACGATATTTCCAGTGCCGTCAATCCGAAGTTCACCAAACGCATCGGCAGATGCGACGGAAATTGCTTCCGTGTTCGCCGGGCGATACCCTTTTGGGAGCGTGAAAATTGCTTGGCCAACCGTCCCGGATTTCACCAGACCTCTCAGATGAACGACGCCAAATGGATCTTTCCAATACCCAGCCGGATTGAATGCGCCGCCATAATTAACCCAGGAATTGAGCAAGGCCGGCGCATTCCATTGCTCGAGCATCGGCGCGGTTGTCGTTTTCGGCTCGACCAGCTGCGACTCGACTTCCCCGATGCGCTGCAGAACCGCGGAAAAATCAGAGGTCAGCTGAAGTGCTGTCTCGAGCATATCCAGCCGCGTCAACACGGCAGACAGATTCACTGTCGGCGGGGGCGATAGCTCATGCCAAAGCTGCTCTACCCCATATAGAGCATCCTGCGTAGCCTGCGTGGTCGACGGCACGCCCTGAGAGATATCGTCGGCTTGCTGCAGTGTATTGATGTCGATCGGTGAACCCGCGCCACCGGTCCGATTAAAAATCGCGACGAGGAACATCCACCATTCACGCGTCCATCGGCCATCAGGACCGATCGGCGGAATCGCATGATTCGGCAGATCGCCGGTGGTGAAGACGGTATCGTTCATGCGTCAACCAAACTCGCGCCCACTACGTCTCGCGGCACTGGGTCAGAAAATTTCACGTCATAGACGCGATCGCGAGCCGTGCCGAGCCGCCGCCAGATGGCGCGATTCTTCGTCTGCCCCGCGAGGCCGATCGAGCGCCAATGCTCATTGCCCCACGTCTGACCGCCATCATCCGACCAGCTCAAGACCGCCTGCGAATTGTTGCCCTGCCCCGTCTGCAATCCCACGCCGGGCGCGAATTCGATCTGCAGCTGCGAATGGAAAACGCGCTCGCGATTGCTCTTGTCCCAAATGTGCGGCGTGCGGCGCCAGGCAACGAGCGGCGCGCCGGCATCCGTGTACGCCTTGCGGGATAGCTGGAACAGCGCGCCGCTTGAACTATCGCCGACCACGGTCATGTTCTGGAAGTTCATGTGGCAATTGCTGCGGTGCCGATGGAACAGCCCGGCCACCGGGTCGTAGCTGGCGCGCTCGTGCCACATACTGGTCTGCGCATCGAACACCCACGTGTGGTCTGCCGTCGGGAACGTCAGCACGTAGAACAGGTGGCCGTCCTCGAGATAGGCATACGCGATCGCGTCATTCGTGATCGAATACCCGGCGATCGCATGATTGACGCCGATGGTGGAAAAATTCTCGATCTGATAGCCGACTGTCCGCTTTACGACGTTCTGCCCCTGCTCGTTCTTGCCGAGCCATACCAGCGAATCGCCCACGCGCGCGATGCTATGCGGAGCTGCGCAGCCATGCTGCGGCGTCACGCCTTGCAGACGCGAGAACGGGAAAAACCCGCCGCCGGCGTCGAACCATACCTCTGACGTGCGCTCTCCGACCAGCCAGAGCTCGCGCATGTTCTCGAGCATCGTCACCAGCCTATCGGTGCTGGAATCCTTCAGTGCGAAGTACGTCGGGTCCATCAGATCCGTGCCGTTCCAATACAGCGGCGACGTGTAGAACGTCTGCGAGCCCGGCTTATTGAAGATCAGCCAGCCATCGATGAAAGCGATACGTGCCGCGCCCATCCATGCCGGGTCGCCGATCTGCTTGACGGTCTGCCCCGCGATGTTCACGACATAGCCGTTCGGGCCGTCTGAGATCACCGCGATACCGCCGGCGGCATTGTCCCGAATGACGCAGGGGCCGGTCGTCGACTGTAGCGTGCCGATCTGAGTCGCGACGAACGCCGACGAAACCATGAAAACCGCGTTGCCCGAGACCACGATCGCCTGCAGACCGCCGGGCAGTACCCAGCAGCCGCGCACCGGGCCCGAGCCGCATACAACTAGTTGCACGAGCCCCGGCGCGCCGAGCAGCGCGACAGGCGTCTTTGAATCGCTGTTCTGGCTGACTTCTGGATACCAGTTGACGCACTTCTCTGCATCTTGCAGGAGCATCGGCGCCTCGTAGGCCTGCCCTACGAACGGAAACTGGCTCACTGAAAGCCCCCATGCAAGATCCAACCGGCATCGCTGCGCGCGCCGCCCGCAATCGCGCGGTCGTACGTCGCGATACTCTGCGCCTGCGTGTTCAGCGCCTTCACGGCGGTCTTCGCCTGAATGTATTGGCCGACGAGCAGCGGCGACGGCTGCTTGCCGTATTCCGGTGCCAGTTCGAGCGCAAGCGCGAGTTTCAGGAACCGCACGTAGCCCTGCGGCAGGCTCACCTGCGTGGTAAGCGTCAGGAAGTCTGTGAACAGGTTGTCGGTCCAGAGATGCAACTCACCGCCCTGCGACGGATTCGGAAAGAAATACATCGTCCCGAGCGGAAACGCGGCATCGTAATAGACGACCTTCGGCCACGGACCGGGCTGGTTCTTTAGGCCAATTGCCGACCACTGATCGACCGAGATGATCTCGATCGGGTAATCGACCTGCGAGATGCCGCTCGTCGTCAGGCGCGTAAAACCGTTGACGACGCGCAACGGCCGCTGCACCGCGAAGTCGCCGGGCGTCGTGAAAGTAATCTGCTCAAGCTGCGCGAACGTGGCCGTTGCCGCCGCAGACATCGTGATCGTGTTCGCGCCGATTGCCGATACCGTCGCGCCGGTCGGGATGCCAGCGCCCGTCAGCGCCCCGCCGAGCTGGATGTTCGACGGCATCGCGATCACGCCCGAAATCACGTTGGTGCCCTGCACGGTCGTGCCGAGCAGCGTGCCGCCAACCGGGTTGCCGATCGTGTAGATGTTCTTGCCCGACTGCAGCTGCAGGATGTTCTCGACGCGCTGGTAGCATGCGAGATGCTCGTTCGACAGGCTATCAAGCAAGTCGTTGAGCACAACGAGCGCATCCTGCGCATCTGCGTTGTCCAGCACTTCGCCCGGTGCGTACGCGTTGATGCGCTTCAGCGCACCTTGAATCACATCGAGCGCGGTAGCCATCAGATCAGATCGTCAGCAGCCGACTTCGCGACCAGCGAGGCCAGATCGGCCGTAAAGCCGGTTGCGGCCTTTTCTTCGCGCACCGAGTTCACGATGCGCGTCTGCACTTCGCCCGAGGCCAGTGCGGCCTTAAGCGCTTCTTGATCGGCAACGGGCGCCGCTGCCTTGTAGATCATCTTCGGGTATTCCATCGCGGAACCTCAGTGGAAACGGGGCGCCTCGGCGCCCCAGGTCGATTACGACGGGATGCTGGTCGGCAGGCTCGTCGACGCCTGCGCAGCAAGCGGACGCTCGACCGACAGCAGATAGGAATCTGCTGCCTGAAGCGCAATCGGCGCCGCTGTCGAGTTCACCATCTGGATCGCCAGCGTGTTGGCGCCCGAGACCCGCGCATTGCCGACGGACAGACCGGCAATGTGGTTCATCTTGTTGACCTCGACGAAGTCGTTCAGCGCGAGGCCCTGAACCGTCACGGAGATTTCAGCGGACGAAGCCGCGGGAATCGACGTGGTGAGGCCGGGAACGAGCGAGAGCACCCACTCGTTGGCGAGGTTGCCGGTGGCGGCGACGGAGGTATTGCTCGAGGTGACCGCCGGGCCCGGATTGGTGTTCGGCATTTCCTTCTCCTAGAAAGGGAAAAGCCCCGCGCGAGGCGGGGCAATCTGGGTTACGCAGCGATGCGCACGGCCATTTCGCGATACAACGACGCCCATCCGTAGAGCACGTCGAGACGCGTCGGGATGGCATCGTTGTTGATCGTGTACTGGCGCACCACGCGGATCGAAAGGCCGGTCTGCTTGTCGGCCGCGCGACCGGCGAAGTGCACGCCATCCGGCAATTCGAGATCGGCCGATGCAAGCGTGAAGGCATCGCGGTGGAAGGCCAGCGATTGCGGCGACAGCGTGTTGGCGGCGCCGAACACTGTGATCGCGGCGCTATTGGCCGGCGCCGCGATCACGTTCTGGAACTGGCCCGCGCTGATGATCGCCGGCGCGATCGTGAGTTGCAGCACACCGCTGCCGTCCGACGTGTACGAACCGCCCACCACCTGGCCGAAGCTGTTGGTGATCGGCGTGAACGTGCCGTTCGACGGCGTCCCGACCGCCGGGCGCACCACGAACTGGCGCAACGTCTGCGTGCCCCAGGCGGCGCGGTTCTGCGGGTTGACCGCATACACGCCAGCGATCGTGATGATGTCGCCCACGTTCAGGACGTTGGTCGACGCCGTCCAGCCGGTCGTGTACAGCGTGCCGTTGTCCTGCCAGCCGGACGTGATCAGCGCCGACGAGATGCCCGCGGTCGAGAACACCGGCGTGCCGCCCTGGGCACCGACCTTGTACGAGACCACGTTCTGATCCTGGTACCAGTCGAAACCGCAGGTGTCGCGGCCCATGAGGCCTTTCTTGTACTGCTCGCCGATCTGCGCCTGCGGGTTGAAGAGACCCTTCAGGACGTTCACGGTGTTGGCCATCGTGAACGGGTCGAGGCAGATGTAACGCTCGCCGTCGCGCGGCACGCCTTCCGAATCAAGCGTGGCGCCCGCGTTCAGGAACGGGAGCAGGTCCGTCGGCTTCGTGCCCGGCGTGCCGAGCGCGTTGGCGGTGTTCTGGTACGCGAACGTGGTACCGTCGAAGTCGATCTTGTTGGCGATTGCCGCAACGGCCGGCTTGATCAGGCGCCGCGAGAAATCGTCCATGGACAACAGCAGATCGGCCATCGTGAACTGCGTATCGACGTGGAACTGCGTGCTCAGCGTGACCGGCACGCTCGATTCGACGAAGTCTTCGACGTTCAGCGCCGGGCCGACGGTGCCCTTGAAGCGCGCCGGCTTGCGGACGTTGACCGTATAACCGATCTTCGCGCCGGGAATCGCAAACTTGTCGTCGTATTCCTTGTTGACCTTGTCGGTAAAGGTCAGCTCGTTTTCGAGAACCATCAGCGCTTCGTTCGTGATATCGCTGATGGTAAGCTGGTTGTTGCTCATTTCAAGCTCCAGAAATGCAAAAACCCGCCGAAGCGGGTTTTACGGATTGGTCTGGGCGTTACCGTCGGCGAGCGGCCTGCTGGGCGGCGCGGTGCGCCTTGTATTCCTGGAACGTCATCTGCGACGTCGGTTTCTCGACGGGCGTGGATGCGTCCCGCAGCGGGTCGATCGGCGGGGGCGCCTTCGAAACTTCGGGGGTTTTCTGCGCGCTTGCGGCCGCAGCAGGAGCCGGATCTTTCTTCTCGGGGGACATTATCGCCGTGGCTTGTTCAGCTAACAGACGGTCCTCGAGTTTGCCGAGCGTGCGCAGCGCTGCCGTCGGGCTCATGCCCTTCAACAGCCGCGCTTCGTCGGGATTTTTCGCGAAGTAGTACGCCAGCTGCGGGCCGACATCGCTCTCGACGATCGCAAAATACAGGTGATTCGGCATGTCGATTTCGGACTTGCCGACCACTTCGTCGAAGTCGGCCAGATCGGCCTTCGCCAGATCGAGCCGGCGCTGCCAGTCATCGATCAACTGTTCCTGCACAGCGGCCGCGCGAGCTTGCTGCGCTTCCTGCTGTCGTTCTTCCAACTTCCTGTCGGCCGTCCATTCCGCGAGCGCTTCCATGAAGTCAGAATCGCTAACGAACTGGGCGCGCTCCGGCTTCGGATCAAGGTCTTTCGGCGCGGGCTGCGCCTGCGAGGCATGCAACTGCTGCTTCAGCTCGACCAATTCGGCTTCCAGGCGCGCGGCGCGCGCGGATGCTTCTTCGGCCTCGCCGCGCGCAGCATTGCGCTCATGGCGCGTGCGCACGAGTTCCTCGACCAATGGCTTTTTCTTCGGTTGCTGCTGAGCATCCGCCGCGGCGACAGCGCCCGCGCCATCGTCGCCCGCATGATCGGGCATCTTGACTTCGGGGGCCGGGGGCGCGCCGGTCAGTTGCTGCATCAGCGTTTCGGAAGTGACAACAGTGCGAGTTTCGGACATGGATCTACTCCACGAATCCCCAAATGAAAACGCCCGCTCGGCCTTGGGGAAGCCGTGCGAGCGAGGATGAAGCTGTTCTCAATGCGTTGCGTCGTTCTTCGCCGCTGCCTCGACAGCGCGTATTTCGCGCTTGCCTTCCATGTGCGCAAGCAGAAGTGCGACGTGGCCCTTGATCTCTTCGATGTCGCGTGCCGTCGCGTCGCGACTCTCGACGTCGTGCCGCTTCGTGTCGTCCTGCATCTGCGCGCGCTGCATCTCGCCCTGCTGCCGGGTCTGTTCGACGGTCAGCTTGTACTTCAGGTCGGTCTGCAGCTGCTGCACCAGGCCGGTGGCCTGCTTGAGCTGGGTCTGCAGCTGCGCGATCATGGCCTTGGCCTCGTCCGGCACGTTATCCGGCAGTTGCTGCTCAGCTTGCGCGATCGGGTTCGCCGCCGCCATGCGGTCGGCGATCTGGTCGGCGCCCGGCCAATCGAACTGCCGCAGGATCACGTCGTCGGCGAGCATAGCGACCTTCTGGCCGAGCGGTGTGGCCAGCAACTGGAGCATGTGCTCGGCCGCTTCCTCGCGCTTCGTCTGATAGCCCGGGCCCGTATCGATCACGACGTCGTACTCGCCGATCGTCACGTCGTTGAGCACCTGCTGCACCGCCTGCGTCTGCGGATCGACCTGCTTCTGGTTGATCGTCACGCTATCGGGGACGCCGTCCTCGCCAATGATGCGTACCGTGCGCTCGACATCGTAGTAATGCGGGATGAGGTCGAGCAGGATCTTGCCGGTATGGCGGATCGAGCGGCAGAGGTTGTCGTAGAAATGAAAGTTGGAGCGATCCGACTGCTGCTGCCGGCGCTGCACCATCACCCCCGACGTCTCCTGCCCCTCGGCGCCAAGCGCCGGGTCGAACATGCCGGCCACGGCCTTCATGTCCTCGCTCGCGCCCATCGCCGCATTGACCTGCGCTTCCGGCATGCCCTGCGGTTGCTGCCGCAGAGGTGGCGGAACGGGTTGGCCATCGAGCGACTGCGGCTTGTACTGCAGGTACGCGAAACTGCGCTGGTTCGCCTGGTTCCAGACGTTTTCCTGCCCTTCAATCTGCCCTTCCGCGATAAGCCACGGTGCCTTCGGCGCGAGCGCGACGAGCTCGGCTTCGGCGGTGCGCCAGAAGTTGTACATTCGCTGCGGATCCTGGAGCATGCGCACCATGCCGTAGCGGATGACCTTGCCTTCGAGCTCGTACTCGGCGCCGTAGGCCGGCACGACCGGGATCCACTTCCCGGGCCACTCGCGCTCCTCGAGGATCTCCAGCGCGGTCAGCTTGTACCACTTCACCGAGCGGCGCACCGTGTCGCGCTCGCGCACGACAGTCAGGCCGTTGCCGGCCGCTCGGTCGAGATCGTCCTGCGTGATCTGGCTGCGGTAATGCGTCTCGCCATTCGAGAACATCAGCAGCGTGTCCCGCACGTGCTCGACCTTCCAGTATTCGGCGACGCGGATCTCGTCCTTCGTCGCCCACTGGTGCAGATCGTCGCCCGCGCCGAGCGCACGCAGGTCGACCCAGCGCGCTTTCGGCCATTTGCGCTCGAATTTCTTGCGCGTCATCAGGTCCGTGATCACGCACCAGTTCGCGTCCGACCCGTCCGGCAGCGTATGTGACGGGTCCATGTAGACCGTGAACGGGTTGCGCACGCGGTCAATGTACAGTTCCTGATCGAAGCTGTCGGACCGCGTGTAGCGCGCCGCAACGCGCCAGTAGCCCCATCCCATACGCACCTGAAAATCGGCCGCGGTGTCGTAAGCAACGTCCGCATTGCTCGCGACCTGAATGTGACGCATAAGACCTGCGATCACGTCCGCCTTCTGCTTGTCCGCGCCGTCTGCGACGGCATGCACCTGGATGCGCGGACGTTGCTCGCGCATGTTGTTGACCGTCTGGCGCACGAAGCTGTCGGTCTTGTTGACCGTCAGGCACGGTCGGTGCTCCAGCTGGCGCTGCGTCTGGATCATGCTGGGCCACTGGTCGCCGGCCGCGAATTTCAGGTCCCTCAGCGCTTCCGAGCGGTTCTGCGTTTCGGCCTCGATCGCGATCTTGAGGCACTCCTGCGCTTCCTTGATGACCGCATTCATGCCTGCACCCGAGTCGCTGCTGGTGACGCGGCGCGTACGAGTCGAAGTGCTGGCCATGATCAGCCCCCCATCCAGCTACCGGGGAACGCGGGCATCACGGGCTGTACCGGCTGGACCGCAACGACGCGCTTGACGGCGCGCCGCGCGCCCTCGCACGCATAGCGAAGCGCATCAATCACGTGGTTGTCCTTGTCCTCAAGAATGGGAAGCACCTGATCCGTGAGCGGATCGCTCTTGTAGCGGTACAGCGTGAGTTCGTCGATCAGGTGCTTGCAGCGCGGGTGCACGATAATGTCGAACGACTGCAGAAACTGGACACCTTCGGCGATGCTGCCTGCGCCTTTCACCGCCGACTGGATGCGCGGGAAACCGTGCGATCGCATGTAGCTGATCGTTTCGGGCCGTGCCGAGTCGGCTGTGATCGGCCACTTCTCGGCATCTGGCACGCCCATGAACAGCTCGGGCAGATTCACGATCTCGCAGCCGATCTGATACGCCTCGTAGTCGACGTACAGCGCATTGCCGTCGATCGAGCAGCGCACCAGCGCGCTCGGATCGACCGAGAAGCCCCAATCCGCGCCCAGGCGGAAGATCGTGCCCGCCGGCCGCTCGAATTCTTCGATGCGCCAGTTGCGGAACACACGGGCTTCGCTGCTCTGCTGGTACGCGCCGAGCCAGATATGCGAATACTTGTCCGGATCGCGCGCCCGGTCATACTCCATCTCGGCGCGCAGCACATCCGGAAACCATGGGTTGTCGGCGTAATTCGCCTGCACGACTGCCGCGTCGGGCGGCGGGTTGTCGTCGCGCAGCAGCGCATCGACCGGGTCGGTCGCGTGGCGCGGATTCCACGAGAACCAGAGCTCGCTGCCCGGCTTGCGGATCGTCGGGCGCAGCATGTCGAGCGACTTCTGCGACAGCGTCTGCGCTTCCTCGACCCACGCGATGTCGTAGCCTTCCAGCGACTTGATCGACTCGGCCGTGTGATTCGCCATCCCTTCGAAGATTATCCGGCCGCCGAGGCGACTCTTGATCACGGCGTCGAGCACGTCGAAGTAATAGCCCGCGTTCAGGCTCTCAATCTTCGATTCGAGCAGCTTCTTCACCGACTGCTGCAGCGACTTTTGCCGCTCGCGCACGCAGACGATGTCCGTCTTCTCGAGCACCGAGCGCTCGATGATCATCTCGCCGAAGAAATGCGACTTTCCGGAGCCGCGCCCGCCGTGCGCACCCTTATAGCGAGCGGGCGTGAGCAGCGGCAGGAACACCCGCGGCGTCTCGATCACCAGGTCGGCGGTCATACCAGGTCGGCAACGCTTTCAGGATCTTCGTCATCCCGCTTCTGGTCGACGATACGACGCGTGATCGTCTTGATCTCGCCCTTCACATCTATTTCGGAATCGACCTTGTCGCCGTACTTCTTGCGGTTCATGCGCGCGAGCACCCATTTGCGCGCGTCGACGCGCAGACGCGAGCGCGAGATCCACTCGCTATTCGGCTGTTCGCCGTGGTCGGTGACGGTCGTGTCGTGCGTCGTGTCATCCGCGATTTCGAGGATTTCCTCGAAGATCACATCTTCGCGCGCGCGGCATGCATCGTCGTATCTCGCTTTCAATGCAGGATCGCGCTCGCACCAACGCTCGAAAGTCCGGCGGTTCGGCGTGCCCGGTTGTCGGCACACTTCGAGCAGGCTCTTGCCTGTCGCAATCTCGTCGCAAATGCGATCGAAGATCTCGGGCGAGAACTCGATGCGCATCACTGCACCGCCGTCAGGAATCGCCGGTCGATCGAGCCGACGATACCCGTGTCGAGCAGCTCGACCTCGACGAACCCTTGCTCGTACGCATCAGTGCGCGGGTTGTAGCCGTGCTCGGAAACGATACGCACGTGCTTCCCGTCGTTCGGACTCGTCGGGCAGCAGATCACGTGCGTGGCTTCCGGTTTCACTCGATGACCCCGCACACGTCGGCTTCCTGCATGATCAAGTAGCACTTACCGTCCTCGTGGTATTCGCGGTGCTGGAACTCGCCGAACACGATGCGCTGGCTCGGCTCGACGACGAGCGGCATACGCAGGCCATCACGGCCGCGCTTGCCGGGGCCTACGGCCACGATGGTGCCGGTGCCGCCCAGGTGACGCTGGCTTTCGATGTTCTGACGCACCGCAACCACGATGCCCGCGCTCGTGACGTCGTCGCGCAGCTCGTCCGGCAGTACGACGATGCGATCGTCCGTCGGCTGGATCATCGTGCGCCCTTCTTGCTGAAGGCGCGGCGCGCGGCCGCGGCGATCTTCTTGCGTTCACCTGACGTGGCGTAGCGCTCGTACGATTCCGCCGCGCGGATGTGCGCCTTGTCCTCGAGCGGAAAATTGCGGTCCTTAGGATCCGCGAAGTCCTTCGGTGACAGGCGCTTGCGCGCCAACGTGCTGAGCTTGGCCACGAACCGGCTCCAGAAAAAGAAAAGGCCCGAGCGGAACCGGGCCAAACGTCGCTCTCATCAGCGGGCGGAGAAATGCAAAAAGCCCGCACTAGGCGGGCTTTACGTTTCGTCAGGGCGCAACTTGCCCCACGAAGTGCATTCAAACAGAAAAACAGAGGTCAGTCAACTAAGGCGTATGTCACCAGAGCGACGAACAGGATGATGGCGATCGTATGGAGCATGGTTAGCGAGAAATCTGCAGGTCGTAAAGCTGCCCGCCGTCGGTGAGGCACTCGCCCGCACCTTGCTGCGACCAGCCACTGAACGAAAACACGCAACGCAGGTTGTGGCCGTCGGCTGCCGACGCAAGCATGTTGCCATTGCCGACCGCGCTCACGCCCAATGCTGTCGTCGTGGTGCCACCCATCGTGGCGAGCGAATAAGCGCCGCCCTGCACGTAAGCGTAGCGACCGTGATACGTCTCACTGCCGATCGTGATGGCCACCGACTTGTCGATCTGATGGGCTTCGCCGTGCGCCATGGCGCCGGCTCCGCGCGGCATCAGGTCGAGTTGGTAGGTCGCGCATCCCGCCAAGCAGGCGGTCAGCAGCAAGACAAGTCGCTTCATGGGTTATCCAGTAGCCCCGCGGCGCGCAGCTTCGGCTCGATCTGCGTCTTCGCGCGATTGTAGTCCTCTTCCTGCGTCTCTGGCCAGCGGGGGTTGCGCCAGACGATGGCGCCCGCCTGCTGGTTACGCATTGCCACGTTCACGGCGACGCGCTCGCGCAGGCCGAGCTCGCCGACGAGGGGCTCGACGGCGGCGCCAATTAACGCGCGCATCGTAGCGTCGACCTCGTCGCCTAGCTCGTCGAGCGTCATCCACTGCCGGGTCGAGCGAAAACTGCGGCAGGCTGGATCGCATGACCCGTACCCGAGCTTTGGCGTGTAGTCGTTCGTCCAGGCGTACCACGTCAACAGCACTTCGTCGATGCGATCCATGCTCAGTCCCCCTCTTAAAGCGCGCGCTCGATGGCTGCGAGCTCGGCCTGAATCACCGCGGCGACCGAGTCCTCGGTGCCGTGCAGGACGGACTTGATGTTGCGCAGGCGCGTGCGGATCTCGGCCGCCATAGCGGTCAGGGAAGGGATCAGCGGCGCGTGAGCAGCGACATCGTCCGTCGGCGACGCGGGCGACGCGGCGTTCGCGTCGCTTGACGCCGGCGGCGTGGGCGTTCCCACTGCCAAAGCATCAGACGGCGTAGCCACGGCGGCGACAGAGGACGAGTCCGCCGATGCGGCGCCCGCGTCCGTGGCACCAGTTGCCGTCGGCTCTCCCAGCACGGCGCTGCCAGCCTCCTGCGTTGTTTGCGTATTCGTACCCATCGCGATCGCCGCCAGTTGCGTGGCATTCGGTTCCCATGCGGGCTCGGTGCTGCTGGGCACCGCATCCGTCGGATGGATCAGGTGATCGACCTTCTGCTCGAGGTTGTGCAGCCCTTCGACGATCTCGCCGACGATGCTCTGCGGTTGCTGGGTTTGGTTTTCAGTCATGGTTTGCTCCGATGTTTGCGACCTTGCGCGCGCTTGCGCGTAGTCGCGGTCTTGGCGTAGCCAACCACCTCGAGGAACTCGCCGCCGCCGCGCCCAGTGCAGTGCCCGTGCAGGCATTTGAAATGCCCGCGGTCGTAACCGCTCGTGCCGGCCGGGAACCAGACCGTCGAGCCGTCGTCCGGCTCGCCCGTGGTGTGCTCGTGCTGCCACGGGCAGGCGATCCGCAGCGCGCCCTCGCGGTCCTCGCCGAGCACCAGCCCCTCGCCACGCAGACAGTCGGCCACCGCATCCGGCGCCACAACGCGGGGTCCGCGCTGGCGCGGCGACAGTGCGTCGCCCTGCTGCGCCGGCTCGACCGCGAACTGCTTGGCGAGCTCGAGCCCCGACGCCTTTTGCACCTCTCCGACGCTCACGCCCGTCCACATGGAGGCGAATCGGGAACCGTAGAAGGGCGCCATCTTCGAAAAAAGCGCCTCGACCCAATGCTGCGTAAGCGCCCCAAGAGACCATTCCGGGCGCTTAAAGGTCGACGGTTCGGTCATCTGGGTCATGGCTTCGGCTCCTGCCGGTGAGATCTGCGATGGTTTCGGCGTTGCGGCTGTAGGGTAGATAGGTGTAGGGACGGCGACTCTCGCTCGGCCCGAACTGCATGCACTCTCGGTTGAAGAACAGCGCGAGCGACCTGCGTTGCGTTTCGCCGTTCCGAGCTTTCAGCAGCGTCAGAAACGCGTCCGGCTCGTCGACACTCTCGTCGTCCTGGTCCTTTTGCGCCGACCAGACAGAAAACACGTTGTCTGCGGCGTCAGTGATCTTCCCGCTGCCGCCGACGTCCATCTTTCCCGGGATGCGCTTTTCGTCCTGGCCTTTGCGGGGATGGGCGACGAGATGAACATGAACGTTGTACTGACGAGCGAAGTTGGCAAGTATCCGCATCGCTTCCTTCTGAGCCGTCATGGCGCCCGGACCGTCTTCGGGGACGTCGGTCATCATCAGGCTGTCGATCACGAAATGGCGGATCCCATAGCGCTTGAAGCCGTAGGTGAAGACGGTCACCAAGCGTTCGATCGCAGCAACGCCGACGAGATCGAAGACCCACATCCGATCGTGCAACCATGTACCCATATGGTCGAGGTATTCCGGGGTAGGACGGTCGAGACCGCCCAGTTGCTTGGCGATACGCTTGCCCTGCATCTCCGGTTTCATCTCGCCCGAAAAAACACACGCGCGTTCCCCTTGGCACATCAGACCGAGCAGCACTTGGCCGAGCAGCAATGACTTCCCATGTCCGTTGATACCCGTCCAGACCGTGACCTCGCCCGGGCGGAATTCGAACCAGAGTTCATTGCGGCCACAGAACGACAGATACGGCCAGTTCGCGTCCTCGTGTGCCGGATAGAACATCGATTTGACATTCGACCAGAAGCGCTCGATCGACTTGAGCTCATCCGGGTCGAAGCCCGCTGCCTGATCGCAACAACGACGGAAATCCGCGGCCGTAGCACCCGACAACAGGTATTCATTGGCATCCTTTGATTCATCGAAGAACACGACTCGGCAACGTTCGATACCGAGTCGGTTTGCGACCTCCTGCGCGCCTTTCCGGCCGGCCTCGTCGTTGTCGTAGCAGAGCAAGATCTCACTGAAACGTTCGAGCCGTTCCCAGTCGCTATCGATCCACTGGTGATTACCAGCGCCGGCGTTCACCGACAGAGCTGGGATTCCGATCTGGTGCAGCGTCATGGCGTCGATCTCGCCCTCTGCGATAGTAACGACACGCGCCGCCGGGTCGATCAGGTTCCAGCCGAACAGGCACGGCTCGGCGCCGGCCTCTTGCCGCATGTCCTTCTTGTCTGCGATGTTCCGGTACTTGGCATTGATCAGTTCACCACCGCGGAGATACGGGAAGACGATGTGCGTCTTCGAGCCGTGCGTCTGTTCGGCGATCTGGAATGCCTTGACGGTTTCATTCGTGATTCCCCGGCTACCGAACCACTCGTCCAACAGGCTTGTCGGGCGAGTAGCCTTCGGCCGCACCGGACGCTGATATGCCGGTGCCTGCCGCTTCGGCATGTCGTCCCTGATGCCGAGGAACTGCTTCGCCTCGCGCATGGCGTCGGCCACCGACAACGATCGGCAGGCGCGCCAAAGGTCCAGAAGATCTCCTGCCTCTCCGCTGGCGAAGTCCTTCCAAACGCCCCGCTTCGCGCCGGCCAGGCACACCGACAGGCTCTGCCCCTTCTCGCCAGCCGTGCTGCCGGTTTTCCATTCCTTGCCCGCCTTTCGGCCATTCGGCAAGAGGTGCTCGGCGATGGCCTGCGAGTTTTCCGCCATCCGTTCGACGAGTTCTCGGGCGTTCATGCTCGCAGCTCCCGACGAACGCCATCCGCCCAAAGGTACGACGATCGCTCGCTACAGCCCGCATTGGTCGCCTGCCACTGGTACGCGAATCCCGCAGCCTTCCACCACGGCATCTCCCGGCCCGGGCCATCGAAAAGATCGCTCCTCGAGGCGCTCGGCTTGGCGTATTCCTCGAAATGCCGATCGCTGCCGAAGAACGTCGACGCCTGCTTGACGTACGGCGTGCCGATGTTGCCTGCAACTTTCATCGCCACCGCGTAGGCGGCCACTGCCGCAACCAGCACCTCGGGATCGATGCCTTCGCGGATTCGAGCGCTCCACGCCCGCTGCGCAGCCTGCTTCGAATTCGAGCCTTCACGCTTCGGATACTGCCCCCACGCTTCCTCGAATTTCGGATCGTTGCCCGATTGCAAATCTTTGCCTGCACGCACATCGGCGTCAGCCGAAAGGGTTTTAGGTTTACTTCCTGGTTTAACTTCCTGTTTTGTGGTGCTGTCAGCACCTACCCCTCCCTGCTGTGAGCACCTACCCCAGGTGCTGTCAGCACCTACCGTAGATGCTGACAGCACATACCCGTCGGTGCTCTCAGCACCTACTACCCCCACGGATGCCCCCACCCTCAGGACGTACTGGTTCGGGAGATTTACGCCGTTCTGGAGCTGCCTCTGGATCTCGATCAAACCTCGTCTTTCCAACTCGGCGATCGCCCGCCGCACGGAATCACGGCTCATGCCGCATTCTTTGGCCAGCCGTTCATGCGAGGGATCGCAGCGCCCGGTGTGCGAGTTGGTACAGTTCGCCAGCATCAGCAAAACGAGCTTCTGCAGTGCCGGCAGATCCTGCTCGACAGCCCATGTCATCGCTTGGAAGCTCATCGCATGGACTCCTGGATCGCCAGTTCCATGACGAGTCTTTGATCGGCGCTACGTGCACGGATCTCGCCGTACATCGCGTGCTTGCACACGCGCCGCCATAGCGGCGTAGCGACTGGCGACTCCAGTAAGACGCCGAGCTGGGAGATGCGAGCCTCACGCTCGCAGTCGTGTCGGCGCTGCCCTGTCACCTCGATGTGCTCGACCTGGTTGATCGACCAACTGACGAAATTCGGAACGCTGAATCGTCTCAGGCAGCGCGGCGCCGAATACGACTGACACGGCGGGTCCGCAACGATCACATCACTTTCAATGGCGGCTTTCATGCTTACCATCCTTGCCAAAAATCCACTAAGGATTACTAAATGGCTATAAAAAATCCCCGCGCCTCTGGGGAGTGCCGATGGTCAGTCGGATCGGTTTGCCGGAGAGGTTCGGCTCGCCTCACTCCCCACAAACGCGGGGCGCCTCTCTTGCTCGTCGATGACCAATCGACGTGCTTAAGCTATACCGGTTTCCCGTATATTTCTCGCGGCGAAGGGCCGTTCAAATGGGAAACGACCACTTTCTCAGCCTGCAGATCCGGGAGAACCGCGCTAGACGTGGGTTTGCCGACCAGCACGTCGCCAGCAATATCGTTGACGAACTCACCGAAAACCACTCCTAATGGTTCTGGCATGCCGCCTCCCCATCGTTCGGGCGGGAATCCGCACCGGCAGTAGAATCGTGATCACCACAATCGACGCGACCACCATCCGGGGGATTCCCATGGACTTTTCGGATATCAGTAGCGCTGTCACATCCTTGAACGCCGCTGTTGCACTCGGTAGAGCCGCACTCGGACTTCGAGATTTCAACCAGTCGGCAGCGAAGCTCAGCGAGTTGAACGAGGCGCTGATCAAGGCCCAACAAGGACTGCTCGCGCACAACACCGCCCTCCTGACGTTCCAGGAGGAGTATCTCAAGACCACAAAGGAATTGGCCGAAGCCAAAGAAGCTCTCGCGGAGAAGGGCTCCTACGTGCTGTTCGAACTCGTTCCGGGCAGCTTCGCTTATCGCGCAGATGCCCGGCCAGTTGGCACCGCACCCGGTAATCCATCCGCGGCGGAGCCTGAGCACTACATCTGTCAGCCCTGCTTCGACGGCCCCGAGCGGCGCAAGGCCGTCCTGCGCCTCCACCCGACGACCCAGTACACCATCGGATGGTGGCACTGCCCCGTCTGCAACACCGATATCAAGCTTCCCGGCCAGGCCCAGCCCATCAATGCACGACGAGGTGGTGGCGGGCCCAACAGTTGGATGGGGTCCTGACTTCACGCCGCCTCCTGCTCTTCCTGAGCCGGCACGACGTAACCAAGCGGATCCGCCAGCCAGCGATGCACCTCGGCGTTGCTGTATACCGAGTGCGTCCGACTCATCCGGATCGGCTGGGGAGCCTTGCCGGCGAGACCCAGCTTTCGCCAGCTCTCGCGGCACATCGGGATAAAGGGCGCGATCTGGGCCCATTTGGAGAGGCCGACCCACGGAAGGGTCGGCTCGATCGGACGGCCGGAGTCGGCCTGCACCGCTGTCTTTTTCACGTTCGCTCACCTGGACTGACGACAACCTCAATCTAGGCAGCGGGAAATTTCCGTGCAACAGATCCTGGTCGTCGGTGGTTCAACTTGGTGAGCTAATGATGGCCGTCGCGGACTAGTCTCGGTAGGCCGTTAGCCAGCCGAAGTCGCTCGTTAGCTTGCCGACGTACCCCGTTTGCTCGCAGACGGGGTAGGCGTCCATCCGCCATCCTTCAAGTATGAAGTTATGGTTTTCTCAGCCTGAGACTCGCTCATCGTGATGCCCAGCGTCTTGGCAAACCCGAGGACTTCCTTACTTATCGAAAGCGCAGCGTTCCTTAAACTTGGGTACGGACGCTGGCTAGCCAGGTCAACTGCGAATTTCCTAATCGGGACCCATTGAGCGTCTTGTGCAGCTTTGCCTTCCCGTGCACTTCTACTCTTCAGTTCGGCAGCCACTCGCAGACTGAGATCGGCAATGCGCCTTGAGAGTTCATCCCCGTCCTCAACCAGTCTTTGCAACTCTTCAGCCGGAAGCACGTCGAGTCGATCAAGCGACGACTCTAGATGACTCAGCTTTCGCGCGTAGATTGACGCAGCTTGCAAAAACATCTCTCGATACTTTTCGGAAATGATTTCGCTCGCGTGGCCGCTCACTTTGCTCGCTCCTACGCGTAGGTTCTCCGTGCATCGTTTGGCGGCATCAGAAAATGCATCGAACGCGACCCTCACTTCCGAATCTTCTCGGATCAACCACGCTAAAACGTTGGGCACCAAATCCCATCGTTTTTGCGTCGTAATTGCCGCAAACTTCCTCTCGTCTATGACGTGAGCAGGCAACCCTTTCTTTTCTACTATGAGAACGAAAGCAGCAAATGCGTCCGCACGAAGGACTAGGGAATCCCGAAGCTCAATCCGTTGCTGCCGTGCCCGCTCCTTTTCGAACTTTTTCCTCGCCTCTATTTTTTCGGCTTCAGCGAGTGTCACTTGCGCAGGGTCCAAGTCGTAAAACACAGGAGCTTTTTTTTGTGGATCGGGTCTACCAGCAGGACTATCAATCGAATCAAATCTTATCGGCCTCATTGCATTCACCTGCGCCGGGTCATTCGTATCCACTTTCTGCTTTCTGGTTCCGCGGCCGGCAGAACGCCGGATCTTGGCATCCTCAGTCAGTTGCCGAGCATGGTCCCGCCTAGCCGCAAGGACTGCGTCGGTGGCCTCGTCTAGAGTCATGCCTCGCTCTTTGGCAAGCTTTTTCGCCTCATCCTTAAGAGAAGGCTGCTGATAATGTTTTCGTTCTGCCCGAATCCGGTACGTATGCTCTCTCCGGCTCGGCTTATTCGATTCATTCGCCATTGCGTCCTCACGCACCCCATATTGGGAACCGCGCCAACAGGGTAAGGGAGCCCTGCTTTCGCTCCGTCGAGCTAGGATAAGACTAGACATTCAATCATCGTCGTCGAACTGGCTCGGCGTCTGGTCCCATCCGGTATTCGGAGCCATCGCGAGAAGTTCCAAGACGTTTTCGGTGTACTGTGACGGTATCGATCTGGCCGACAAATCGGGCGCGGCTCTGACGAAACCTATGTGCCTCGATACCGCTATCCGCTTCCAGAGTTGCTCCGGCGCAATCCCGTACCGAGCGTCGATTTGATAGCCAACGAGCATCGCATTTTTCCCCGATACCCGGCATACAGCGCGAGCCTCAAGAGTTCGCGAGTTGCCCCATTCATCGACAAACACCACTATGCAGCCGGCGTTGACGTCTTCGATAAGTTGAAGGTTTACTGCTTGCCCTTCTCCTGACATCCTCTTCTCCTACGGCACAGGATTCGAAAAATATACTCCGAGAACGATGTTCTCTCTGGGCCAGCGAGACAGTATCGGGCCCTCGGTTCAACCAGCACTCCGATTTCGTGCGGCATGTTGCGACGCACTAAATCACTGCTCCGGCTGCCAGTAATCTGTATCCTTCAGTTCCTTGATCGGATCCCAACGGTCGAGGCATGGACAAACTCCCTCGACCAGATTCATGTGTATCCAGAGTGCCAAGGTGTCATCAAATCCTGCACGCCGCACGTCATCCATACTAGAACGAGTAGCGTAAATCTTTTGTCCGGTCATGAATGGACCGACATTTTTCAATGTCTCCAATTCGTGAAGCATCGCCACCAACGTCGCGGCACCGGCCCGATATCCCGGAGACAAGGTACGCTTAGCCATGATGCACCTCCACAGATTGCGCACGGCCATAGGCGTGATCTGCCAAGCTATCGATCTCCGAAACCATCAGCGACGAGAGCGCAGATACCGCATCGAGCAATCCGCCGGCCAGCACCGGCTTTAGCGGCTGCTCATCACAGTCTTCGGCTACGCTGCTCGCCGTAAGGATTTGGGAAATCGCGCGGATACCGGACAGACCGCGGTAGATCGTGTTCAGGGTACGGCCAGCGTAATCCGTGTCGAGCCCGTGTGGCCCAATACGATCGAAGACGCGGTTGAGATCAGCTGCAGCTTTCAGATGGTGAGACATGATGGCTCCTGTGTTGAGAGAGCCCGCATCCCATTTCCAGGTGGGGTGGGCGGGCACATGGCGGGGCTGGAAAACCGGAACACAGGAACCGGCAGGCGCAAGCGCCTCCCCACCATGGCCCACCCATAAAAGATGAGTGCGCAACGATACTACGGACGAAAAAATACCGCCTAGGGCGGCGGTCTCATCCGCCTGTGTCTCTCGGGTTTCCAGGCCCGGCGCTTGTTGTTTCAAGCGCAATTCGAGATTATGTCCCACGCGCTTCGACGTCAAGCGGAATTTTGTAAACTGTCCGCCACTTTGGGCGTTTATGGTCAACAGGCGACTCACTGCCTGATTGGTCACAATATCCCGCCGCAGGTCAAGGTGATAACTTTACGGACTGTGGTTGCGCCGGCTCTTCACGAACAGAATACATGACAGGATTTCGACAGAGAGGCTAGATTGGAAACGAAAAGTGATTTGTTCCTCACGGCCGAGGAAGTCGGTGAACTCACGGGGATTCTCATTGGCAAGCGTGGGAAGTCGCGTGAGGAACTGCAGGTCGCGTGGTTACGTACATCAGGCATCCCCTTCTGGGTAAACGCACGCGGCCGACCGATCATTGCACGCGCGAGAATCACCGGGGAGAAGACCGAGCCACCTACCAGACCGAAGTCCGTACCTCAGGCGCTGATGAAGCCCGATGCGCTGAAACCGTAGAGAGGGGCATATGAAAACCGTCTTCTTGCTGATGGTCCAGTGCGATACGCCCATTCTGGGCCATCACGCGATTGAACCCAATCGTGCTCGTAATGGGTCATGTTTATCACACACACCACGCGCCCACGATAGCCAACTATGTAAGGGCGATCCGATAGACAAGTCGACTCCCTGATCTTGAGCTGCACGTTCGACGCAATCTAGGTAGTGTCGACGTCGTTCAATCACGCTCCAGCGATCAGCTTCAGAAAAGAGCCCATCGACACAATCAGCATCGCGCTTTGCTTCCTCGGCTTGTCGTAGACGTTCACGCACCTCCGCTTCGATCTTGATTCGGTGCGCCTCGCGCTCGATCGCGCTTAGCTTACGTTGCTCCTCCCTGCCGTCAGCCCCCAAGACCAGAACGCGTAGCTTCGCGATCAGGTCGTTTAGTTGCTCTTCAATTGGCTTGCCTGGCGCATCGGTGATACTAATTCCGTCCGGTATGCCATGCTCATATTGAACGCGCCGCAAAGATAGCCGTAACCGGCCCAGCGCGACCCAGGACTGGCCGTCGGCCGTAGCCTCTTGTCGCTCGAGTTCAGTCAGCCGGATGCGCATCACGACGTCTTTACATTCTATTTCCACACCCTTCTCTGTGGGCCGCGCAACGAACCCATGTGCCCGTACCGCACACATAAATACATCCGCGATATATACGGCGCGCCGGCGCATTGGTGGTGTAACGATGATGCGTAGATACTCGTGCTCGGGATCGACGCATCCTGAGTGAGTCATAAACACATGCATCCAACCCGCTGAAGTTGCCGGACGCCATCCTGGTCGCTTGCGCATCTCGAGATGTTTCACCGCAGTGTCTAGATACTTCGCAACAGCCTTCACCAGTGGATCTTTAAGCGGGCCATCTGCGTTCGGGACAACTCGATTCTCGGGAGCCGACTCTTCTTGTCGAATGCGCCGAGCATCCGCTTGGATCGCTAGGCGCTTCGCATCCGCTGTGTACGCGTATGTGCTGGGCCCTTTAAATGCAGGGAGTGCAGTTCGCTCGGGCTTCACTTTGCCCATTCGCAGAGATGGCCAGTATCCCTGGGATGGAGTTGGCACCGCGAGTTCTCGACATATTTTCCGAAGGGCGCCGTCCGGCAGATCGTAACGTTTAGCCACGATGGCAATCGGGTCGGTCCATACCTCATCGTAGAGTGCCTTGCGCTCGAATGTGATCGCGTCTGCCATTACGTGCCCCAAGAGATCAGAGCAGTTAGCCTACGCATACGCGTCGCGGAGGTAAACCGTCAAGGTCAGGCTGCACCAATCAAAAGTTCGCTAGTTCCTCCTTCGTCAGGCCACTCACTTTGATTTCACTCTTTCCAAAAATCGTTGTTCTCTGGGAAGCCGTGTTCGATCAAAGCCATCGCGAACCGTTGGCCATAATCGAGGGCCTGCTCCAGAGACAATCCAGTTCCGCCGACATGTCGAATCTCGCTCCGAAACTGCCCTCGTACTGGCGTACCGTCTATGCGCCGGATCGTTGTGGTGATGTGGTATCCGCGAATGCGAGCGGGATTTCCGACTGTAGTGGTCAACTAATCCCGGACACTGCATTAAGTTTTTCTTCCGCAACCGCCGGCGCCAGTCCGTCATTGAACTGATGCGGCCGTATCCAGTTGTACCGGTGCATCAGGTAGTGGCTGATGTCCCGCTGTGCCTCCTG